GTGCAAGCAAATGTCTGGTTCCACAACTTGGTTCCACTTCTGCACATACCCGTGGAACACAAGGAACCAATTTGCATGGCACATGCACCGTGCTCGCATTCGCTCGCACACACTGATGATAGTAGTATGAAAAAGGGGGGAGGGGGTTATTAGCCCCCATTGGTTAGGATTGATACATCTTGTAAATGATGTAAGGAATGATAATTGGTGCAAGTAGTACAGATAGTATTGTTGCTCCAATTCTTAGTAGTACAAACTTATAGGGATGATTAATCTTATAAGTTAGGGTTAGTATGTTGTGCCTCATACGTCCATCTCCATTTGTTTAGGAGCGAAAGTCTTTGGTGTAATCGTTAGACCAATTGCTTCTGCTTGAGCTGTTGCTTCATCAATCTTAGCTTGGTTAGCTTTGATCTCTGCGTAGCCCTGTGTGAACTCCTTGATAGGATTAGTAGTTGAATCAGTTACGACTCGTTGTGTCTTGTAAGTAAGACGACCTAGTTTATAAAATATACTCATGATTGTACCTCCATGTACTTAAGAGTTAATAACACTTATCTACTGACGGCGACACAAAGCGGAACGCGACTGGCGACGAAAAAAACCAAAACAAGGTTCCAAAGGTCAAATGTCAATTGTCGAATGTCAAAGTGAAAAAGGTCGGAGTGCGGTGTCTGGTGATAGAAGGAGAAGATGTCTCAGCGATATATTCCATATTTTTCAAAAAAAATTTTTCCACAAAAAATTTACAAGATATCCACAAATAAGCTATGCTTACGAATATGAGCTTAGTTGCAGATCAATCGACCACGGTCACCGAACAAGATAGATTGGAACTCCAATCACATTTTCCGTATGCGGGTGTAAAGTTATCCGAGCTTTCGGTCCAAGAAGAAAGATTAATTTTGTATTTTTTAAGGGGCATGAGCAAAGCAGCAGCGGGCCGTGCAGCGGGGTACAGGAACCAAGATTCCGTGTACGAAGCTTTTAAGCGACCCAAGATTACGCAAGCCATCGAGTACTTAAGAGAAGAGATGCGCGAAGAAGTTAAGTTCGATAGAAATACCGCGACCCAATTATATCTAGAAGCGCATCGTAAATCAGCAACCGCGACTGAAGAAAAAAATGTCGTAGATTCGTTGTGCAAGCTCCACGGTCTATTTGCCCCAGAACACGCAACCCAAGTTAATATTAATGTAGATAAAATTCAGCAGCTAGAACGAATGTCTGATTCCGAGTTGTTAAAGTTAGCTGGAGTAGATACAAAATATCTAGAACCCCAAGGAGGTACTAATGACTAGTAAATATGAAATGGCTGCTAGAGCTAGAAAGAAGAAACGTAAAGTAAGCCAGTTAGGCGAAGCTAAGGGCAGAATGTACTCAAATCTGGGTGCCGCATCAAAAGCTGCAGCATTTAAAAAAGAAGGCATGAAAATTGAAAGAAAACTAACGCCAGCTGAACAAAGAAGAATGAAAACGTTAGGTGCAAAAGCCACAACTGCTAAAAGAAAACTGGCTGTCCAGGAAATGGATAAAAGAATCGCAAAAATTAAAAAAGAGAGGTAAGTAATGCATTGTTATGTAAACGAGAAGCCCGGCAAAAAAATGAAGATGTCTGGTAAAAAGAAATCTAAAGGTACAACCAAAAAGAATTATCGTGGCGGCAAAAAGAAAAGCTACTAAAAAGAAACCTGGGCTTTGGGCTAACATCCATGCCAAGCGTAAACGTATCAAAGCTGGCTCGGGCGAAAAAATGAGAAAACCAGGGTCAAAAGGCGCACCAACAGCCAAAGCGCTAATAAGATCAAGAAGTAAAAAGAAATAATGCCAAGAAAAAAAGAAAATCCAATACGACGAACAACAGGAGAAGGCGGTAATTACCGAAAAACCAAGTCTGGTGCCGGTATGACCAAGAAGGGTGTAGCTGCGTATAGGCGCGCGAACCCCGGTTCTAAGTTAAAGACTGCTGTTACTGGTGAAGTTAAGAAAGGTTCTAAGGCTGCAAAGCGAAGAAAGTCATATTGCGCTAGATCACTAGGCCAATTAAAGAGAAGTTCGGCAAAAACTAGGAATGATCCTAATTCTAGAATTAGACAAGCTAGAAGAAGATGGAAATGCTAACTAGTGACAGATCAAATTAAGATAGAATGCTACAAATGCATGCGACTTTTGGCCGAAAACCTGGTTTTGCCTAAAGGTTTATGTGTTTATTGTGCTGCAGATGAAGCAGATCAGCTTCCTCAGCCCCAAAAACAAGAAAAAGTCTCAAAAAAAGAGCAAACTGCTCAAATTCGTGCGGAACAAGAGCTGGCGAGGCGTATTTTATCCAGAAAACGCATGCTGCCGTTCGTTGAAAAGTTTAATCCCGATTACCAAGCAGGTTGGGTGCACAAAGATATCTGTAAAAGGCTAGAAAAATTTAGTCAAGACGTAGCAGATAAGAAATCCCCTAGACTTATGCTGTTTATGCCCCCTCGTCATGGTAAATCTACCTTAGCAAGTATTGCCTTTCCTGCTTGGCACCTCGGACGTAACCCCGGACATGAGTTTATTAGCTGTTCATATTCAGGTTCGTTAGCTATGAGTTTTTCTAGGAAGGTTAGACAAGTGCTCAGAGAGCCAAACTATAGAAAAGTTTTTGAATCTACTAAATTAGACAAAGATTCACAGTCTGTAGAATCCTGGCAAACAACCGAAGGCGGCGGTTATGTAGCAGCTGGTGTCGGTGGTGGTATCACAGGTAAAGGTGCGCACATACTATTGATCGATGACCCGGTAAAAAACAGAGAAGATGCAGAATCAGAGAACAATAGAGAAGCGACCTGGGATTGGTACACTTCTACTGCTTATACCCGTCTTGCTCCAGGTGGAGGTATCTTAGTTATTTTAACAAGATGGCACGATGATGATCTAGCCGGACGTTTGTTGACTGCTAGTAAAAATGGTGCGGACGATTGGGAAGTAGTTAAATATCCAGCGATTGCAGAAGAAGATGAAGAGTTTCGTGCAACTGGCGAGCCGCTGCATCCTGAACGATACAGCGTAGAAGCATTAGAGATGATACAAAAAGCTATAGGGCCTAGAGACTGGACGGCTTTATATCAACAGAACCCAGTATCAGATGAAGGTGATTATTTTACTAGGGATATGATTCAATATTATGACCCAGCTGATATAGACTATGATAAGATGCGTTATTATTGCGCATGGGATTTAGCTATTGGGCAACGAGATAGAAATGACTATTCTGTTGGTATAACTGTAGGTATTGACGAGTACGATAATATGTTCGTGGTCGATGTGATCCGTGGTAAGTACGACGGTTTTGAACTAGTCGAAAAAATATTAGATTTCTACGAACAGTGGAGACCTGGTATAGTGGGGATAGAACGTGGGCATATAGAAATGGCCATCGGTCCTTTCTTAGAGAAACGTGTGGCAGAGCGTAGATTACATTCTGCATATTTTAAAGATTTAAAAGTAGGGAGACGTGATAAAGAAGCAAGAGCTAGAGCTATTCAAGGTAGAATGCAACAGGGTAAAGTTTTTGTACCTGAAGATGCAGTCTGGACCGGCCCTCTTGTGGCTGAACTTTTGCGTTTTCCTAATGGCGTGCATGATGACCAGGTTGATGCTCTGGCCTGGGTGGGTTTGATGATGACAGAGTACGCAACTTTTTACGAAGCACCAGAGCATGTACCTTCGTGGAGAGATAGGTTAGAATTAATTGCAAAAGGGCCGAAAAAGAAATCGGCAATGAGTGCGTAATATGGCATATAGTAAAAAACCAAAGAAAACTTTAACAAAAGCCGAACAACTGACACTTGCAAAAAGTCAGTGGAATGCATATATACGGGCTAGGGATTCAGGTCATGAAGAGTACATGCACCTAGCTAAAAAGTGCGATCAGTACTACCGCGGAGATCAGTGGGATGAGTTCGATATGCAACAACTCGATGACCAGGGACGACCAGCTCTAACTATTAATACTATTCTGCCTACTATAAATGCAGTGCTTGCAGAGCAAAGTACAAAAAAAGCAGATATACAATTTAAACCTAGAGGTGGCGGCAACCAAGAAATAGCTGATGTACTAACACAAGTTTACTCACAAATAGCGGATAACAACAAATTAGACTGGATAGAACAACAAGTATTTTCAGATGGCCTTATTCAAGATAGAGGTTGGTTTGATGTTCGTATAGATTTCGATGACCATGTAAATGGAGAAGTAAAGATAGAGTCAAAAGACCCACTAGATATTCTTATAGACCCAGATGCCAAACATTATGACCCAAGAACTTGGAATGAAGTATTTGAAACCAAGTGGATGAGTATAGATGAAATAGAAGAAACTTATGGGCAGAAAGAAGCTGATCAGTTACGTATGCTAGCAGAAACAGGCACGACCTTAGGTGCTGACTCTATGGAGTTTGAAGAAGAAAGATACGGAGACACTGACGAATATAACTACGGACAACAGTATCCAGGAGACCCGGAAAACGCACGAATGCTTAGGGCTATTAGAGTTGTAGAAAGACAATACTATAAATTAAAAGATTGTATGTATTATGTTGATTCTGTTACTGGTGACAAGCGATTAGTGCCATATAACTGGAACAAAAAGAAAAGAGAACAGTTTGCAGACCAGTTTGGGCTAGATATTATTGAGAAAAAAATGCGAAAGGTCCGCTGGACCGTGACCGCGGACACCGTAGTACTATTCGATGACTGGTCTCCTTATGAGCATTTTACTCTTGTACCTTACTTCCCATACTTCCGAAGAGGGAAACCGTTCGGTATGGTCCGAAACTTATTATCACCTCAAGAACAGCTCAACAAGATTACTTCTCAAGAGTTACATATAGTAAATACAACAGCTAACAGTGGTTGGATCGTAGAAAGCGGTTCTCTTTCCGGTATGACAGCAGACGATCTAGAAGAACACGGAGCAGAAACAGGTTTAGTATTAGAGTTCAACCGTGGCTCTACGCCTCCAGCCAAAATACCACCAAACCAAATACCTA